ACAAGGAACAGATTCAATACAAGCTTACAGAAAAGCAAGAACAAGTAGAAGAACTACAAAAAGATTTAGCAGGACTTAAGCTCAAGTATGAGCTATACAAGTTCTGGGAATCTGGGTTCTCTGAGAAGGGTTTGATTAGATATATCATCAGGAGCATCCTCAACAAGTTCAACGAAATTGCTAATCATTATCTAAAAGTTTTAACTAACGAAAAGTTTTCTATTTATTTCGACGATCAGTTAGATGAAACGATCTTTTATAACAACAAGATCATTCATTATATTTCTCTCTCTGGCGGCGAAAAAAATCGGGTGGACTTGGCTATAATGCTAGCCCTGCAACAGATCCCGGCTCTCCTCCACAAAGAGACGATCGACATAATTTTGTTTGATGAAATTGGAGGATTTTTAGACGACGAAGGTATCGAAGCGTTATACATACTACTTAGAGAATTGAATGAAACTAAGAAGTTATTCATTATAACGCACAATTCTACTCTAAAAAGCAAATTACGGGATTGTTGCAAGTTGACGATAGTGAAGAAGGACGAATCGTCAAGAATACAAATTAACAAAGGATACGACGGCTGATGTTTACACCTAACGATTTTGGTCAGATGATTTTTGAGATGAAGTATGCTGCCCCAGGAGAAAAGACTTGGCAGCAGAGATGCAAAGTAGTTGCAGATCATATTTCCTCCTGTGAGAATGAGGATAACCGCCCAAAGACAAGAGAAAAGTTCTACAAAACTCTATCAGATGGGGACTTAGCTCCTGGTGGTCGCATTCTTTTTGGGTCAGGTAGAGCACGTTATAATCTACTGAACTGCTACGTCATTGTTCCTGATGACTCTGTTGCCTCTATTGGCAAGACGATTCAGGACATGTATAAGATTTCTTGTGCAGGTGGCGGTATCGGTTTCAACTTCTCAAACATCAGACCAAAGGGTGATGACATTCAGAACATCCGCAACTCTGCTCCTGGTTCGGTCTCTGTCATGAAGATGATTAATGAGATCGGCAACCACGTTCGTGCTGGTAAAAACCGCAGAACGGCACTGATGGGCATCCTGAATGTAACTCACCCAGACATCCTTGAGTTCCTCCATGTCAAACTAGATCTCAACCAGCTTGAGAACTTCAACATTTCTGTTGGTATCACCGATCGCTTCATTGAGGCATGTGAAAACGGTGAGGATTGGCACTTCACGTTCCACAACAGAAAGTATTACATCTATGTTGGTGATCGTGTTTCTCCAAAGCTTGATGAGAATGGTGTAGACACTGGTGAGAAGATCCGCACCAAGGTTCGTGTTGTCGGTCTCTCTCCTGCTGACGCAGAAGAGCGTGCCAGGCAACATTACCTTGAGGACTTCCGTGATCAGTTCGAGAACTTTGAACTGCGTCCACTGAAGGCAATGGAACTGTTTGCTCAAATCTGGGATAATGCCGTCAAGTCTGGTGACCCAGGCATCTTCAACGTATCTAAGGCTAACTCCTACACGAACGTTGGCTATTTCGAGGAAATGATCGCTACCAATCCTTGTGGCGAAATTCCTCTTCCTTCCTATGGTAACTGCTGCCTTGGTCATATCAATCTTGCCAACATGGTTGATGACAATGGTGAGTTCAACTGGAAGCGTTATGCTGCTGCTGTTCGCGCTGGTATTCGCTTCCTTGATAACGTTCTTGACGTAAACACCTATCCTGTGCAGGAAACTCGTGAGGTTGCTCACAAGTCTCGTCGCATTGGTCTTGGCAATCTCGGTTATCACTACATGCTCATCAAGCTCGGTATCAGGTATGGTTCTGAGCGTTGTCTAGAGTTCACCGAGCGTCTTGCACAAACTTACCGTGATGAGGCATACAAGACTTCAATCTATCTTGCCAAGGAAAAGGGTCCGTTCCCTGGGTTCGATGCTAAGAAGTTCCTCGATCAAGGCTTCGCTAAGACGCTCCCAGCCCGTATCCGATTTTTGATCAAGAAGTATGGCATCCGCAACGCGGTCATGCTAACGTCTGCCCCCACAGGCACCACGTCGATCGTCCTGGGCGTCTCCTCGGGCATCGAGCCTATCTTCGCACCCATGTATTTCCGTCGCTTTAGAAAGGCCAATACCTGGGCTCAGGAGGTTGTTCTCGATCCGCTCTTCAAGGAGTATCTCGAAGCACGCAAGCCACTTGAGCACTTCGTTGGTGCATATGATGTCACTCCCGAAGAGCACATGGCAGTTCAAGCAGTATGGCAACGTCACATTGATTCAGCCATCTCAAAGACCATCAACCTACCAGAAGAAGCAAACGCAGCAGATCTGGTAAACGATGCTCTGAACTACATGCCAGAACTCAAGGGTCTGACCATCTACCGTGCAGGATCAAAGGGTAACGAACCACTCCAAGCAATCCCCACCACCGCAGAAAACATTCGCAAGTATGGCTTTGCAAGCGATACCACAGAGAATGCTACTGCTGAGGTGTGCAAGATTGGAGGTGAGTGCGGCTGATGGCAACTTACCAAATAGAGTGTGAAGACTGCCAGATTTATTGGGAGGTAGAAAGGTCTATGGACAATCCTCCCAAAAAGGGTAAGTGCCCACAATGCGGTAAGATGGGGAACAGGTGTTGGACGACACCTGCTCTCCACTTTATTGGAACTGGTTTTGAGACAAACAGAGCCAAATGGGAAAAATACAGTAAATATGGCATGGACAAAGACACTGCCAATGATTTCTTGAATAAATCAATTCAAGCATCAAAAGAGAATATGCAAAAAGGTCATGAGCATTACACTCCAATGTATCTCGATACCGATTATGCAGTAAAGAATGGTATTGCTAAAAAAGTTGATAGAGACAAAGCTATTAACAAAGCAGACCAAGCAAAGAAAAACCAAGAAGATTTTGTGAAGAAGGCATACAAAAAGTAAGCAAGGCAGTATATAACCTAGTATGAGCTACAAGTTCCCTGAGAATATCCAGCGAGGCATCCTTAACCTTGCTAAGAACGAGCAACACTTCATCGTTCAAACCCAAAACATCATTCAGGCTGAATACTTTGAGTCAGAGACTCATCAGCACATTTACAAGGCAACCCTTGAGTATTTCAGAAAGTTCCATAAACTCCCCAATGATGATGTCATTGTGGAGTATTGTGTTCGCAACAAGGCAGACGCCTCTGATATTCGTGAAGAGCTAGAAGAGATCGCTACTCTGGACGAGTCCTATAGAGACAACCCAGATTACTATCTCGATATCACTGAGTCTTTCGCCAAGCGGGAATCACTCAAGGATGCTATTCGTGATTCTATCGAGCTTATTGAACAAGAACGTCTTGAAGAAGTAGAAGAGATTGTTCGTAAGGCTCTACTTGTATCTCGTCACGTCGATATCGGGAAGGAATACTTCTCGACGATGATCGAGCGATACAAGAACAAGGAAGATGGTGGTGTCATCAAGTATCCTACGGTGCTGAAGACTATCACTGCTAACCTTGAGGGTGGTAACTCACCAAAGGAACTGTGCTACGTTGTGGCCCCTCCTGGTGTTGGTAAGTCTCTGTATCTCGTCAACCAAGCTGTGACGACCATGATGCAGAACAAGAAGGTTCTCTACATCTCTCTTGAAATGAGTGAGGAGAAGGTTGCTGCACGATTCGACTCTGTTATCTCTCGAATCCCAAGCAACGATCTTAAGAGTCCTTCTGCTGTGATTGGGCTCAAGCAGACCCTTGGCAAGTTCAAGAAGCATTTCCCAGAAAGCGGACTGATCATCAAGGAGTTCCCAACTGGAGCAGCTAATGTTCAGACCATCAGGACTCTTCTCTATAACCTCAAGAACATGGAGAACTTCGAGCCTGATGTCATCTTCGTAGACTATCTTGAACTGCTTCGTCCTGTCCGTAATATCGACTCTGAGTATGCCGCACAGCAGCGTATCGCTGAAGAACTGCGTGGTCTTGCTGTAGAGCATGAGATCCTGGTCTGGACTGCCACACAGCCTAACCGTGATGGCAAGAAGGTTCAGATCATCACAGATGCACAGCTAGGAGATTCCTACGGCAAGATTCGAGTAGCAGACTTCGCAATCAGCCTCAATCAGACCGATGCTGAGTATGAGGAAGGTAAGGCTCGTGTCTACGTTATGAAGGCACGCGATGCCAAGCAGCGTTACATCGTAATGATGGATATTGATTACTCCACTCTTGTCATGAAGCAGTCTGCACATGCGGAAGTTGTTTCTGACATGGAAGAGATCAAGACTAAGTTAGAACAAATGAATGGGAGCGTATAATGGCGGACTACAAGGACACTGGGACTGTCCCAGATCAGATAAAAAGTGATGATTTAGATCTGTATAGACCAAATCATCTAAATAAAAAGTTATTTACAAAGTTATCAATCTTCTCAAATAACTTTAACAGTTGGGTTTTCTTAGATCCTGATTCGATTCCTTGGGAAGTTTACGATTCTTCCACCTCCTATTTTGCAGCTAGCAGTGATATAGGTATAGTGAGAGACGGTCAGCCAGACGCATCTTACCTAGCAGATGTTGTTAAATCAGGAGAGTATGTTGCAAAATTACTTTTTGTAGATGGATCTACTTTCTTTAAGAGATTTAAGACCAAGAAAGAAGTTTTTAATTTTGCTAAAAATGATCAATTAGACGAAGGAATATAATGGGCACAAATTACTTTTACATACTGACTCTCGATGATATTAAGAAAGAGAACATGAAGAATATCATCGCATCTCTCGTAGCCTTAGATAATTCTGGTTTAGATTACACTCTGAATCAACTTCCTGCTATCTATGGATACGTTGCTATGCTTCTTGGAGAAGCAAAGCACGCCATGGATCTAGCTGAAGTAGAGCTAGAACAGCAAGAAGCTCGACTCCGTAAGGAGATTCGAGAAGATATGAAGAAGCAGGGAGCTAAGATTACTGAGAAGACTCTTGATGCAGAGGTTATCTTGGCTCCTGGCTATATAGTGAAGAGGGTTGAGTATTTAGACGCAACCACAAAATTTAACTTAGTAAAGAACTTACTGACTACTATCGAATACAAGAAGGATATGGTAGTTCAGATTTCTGCAAACACTAGAAACGAGAAGAAATTATACTCGTCTTGAGAACTGGCTCAAGACGTGCTATAATGTCCCCACAACCACCCACTTTATAGGAGAACACGATGGTTTCACTTGATTATTTGCGTAAGAAGCACCAAGAACTCCGGGGCGATGCTCCGGCTAACACCGACTTCCTTGAGAAGTATCTCCAACTGAGCGTTGGACCCAACGATGTCCGCATCCTTCCTGGTGCTGACGAACAGGAACGTTTCTTTGCAGAAACGAAGATCCACCGCATCCCGCAGGGCAACAGTGTTCGCAATGTCCACTGCCTGAAGACTCACAACAAGCCTTGCCCGCTGTGTGAT